ATGTATACCACCAAGAGAAATTAGACCTTCACCTTTGCAAGAAGAGAATAAAATGATTTTTGGACATGGACCTGCATCTGCACCGGCACAGTTGAATTATGCTTCAATGCAGAAGGCCGTTGATAAGAAGATGCATCATCCTGGTTTCTTTGATACAGCTATCTTGGAGAAGGCAGCAGATTGGGTTAAACAAGACTTGGCTGCACATATCCAGGAGTGCTCACGTATTTCGCTTCAGGCGTCAATTAATGGTGAGTCTCATTATGGTCAAGGTTCTAAGATGGCTATTGATACCTCTCCTGGTTTACCCTGGTCATGGATGAAAACTGCAGGATCGAAAGGAAAAACTGATCTTTTTGATTTTGTTGATGGTGAATGGCGTCCCAAGAAAGAACTTTCAGATGCTGTTGCTGACGTTGTGAATTGTAGGGAAAATGGTGAGGTGAGACCGGGTCTTTTTCGAGGCACTCTCAAGGATGAGAGACGTGAGTTAGAGAGGGTTCTTGACGGAAAAACACGTATTTTCACTGCAGGTTCCGCTGAAAAAGTCATAGCAGACAGAATGTTGTTTCTTGATTTTGTTGTGCAATTTAAGGAAGCAAGACTTAAGCTTCCACATGCGTATGGGATTAATCCAGAGTCGACAGAATGGCACGATATGGGAATGAAACACCGTATGATGGGGAAGAAGCATTTTGCTCTGGATTATTCAGGTTTTGACGCGTCGGAATCAATGCAACTCTTGCAAACTGTGTCAGAATGTGTCGCTTCAGTCTTCAAGGAAGAAGATAAGAAACACGTGATCTGTTCAGGTATTGAGAGTTTCAATCACTTTGTTGTGATCGATGGCGATTTGTTTCATTACCATCAAGGTAATCCATCTGGATGTACTATGACAACAATTTATAACACCATTGCAAATTGGATTCTTCTTTCTTATTCTTGGATCAAACTCGCAATTGCGGAAGGTGCTCCGTTGACACGATCACATTTCAAAGAAAATTGTGTTATACACGCGTATGGGGATGATTTCATTGGAACTGTATCTGATAATGCTCAGTGGTTTAACGGAGACACAATTCCACCAATTTTGGAGTCGTGTGGTGTCAAGGCAACGGCACCCGATAAGGGCGAGATTTCTAAATTCTCCAAGTTCGAAGATCTTGTGTTTTTGAGTCGTTATTTTGTAAAGAATCCTTTTGATGGGCCCGAGTCGATGATTGTTGGACCATTACCCAAGAGCTTGATTGAGGAAATTCCAATGTGGTATTACAAAGGTGCAGACAAGACGGACTATACTTCGACGATCCGAACTTGTGTTCGTTCTGCTGCTCTTTGGGGGCGTGACTATTTTCAGTGGTACTTGGGCAAAATGAGGATGACAAAAACCGGACGAGAATTTTTGGATTATATTGACACGGAAAGCATTTTTCTTGAGGTTTCACGACCATTTACCTCTGGATTGCGTGCTTTCGTTTCAAAACCTTTCATTTACTTTGGACCAGGCCGGACAAATGAATACTCTCCCGAGCTCATAAAACATGTTGTGTATAAGGGTTTCGATTTTGGAAGTTGGGATGCTGCTTTTGGTTTTGCGATGGCCCTCTCTGCGCAAGATCCAAACCCCTCTCGTTTTTGTGGCATGGACAAATTGAAGGCGCGTCAAGCAATCGATAAGATGCGCAAGAGTGGTTTTGTTTGGGAAGAGAAAACTTTGCTTTACCATGTGCAAGGAATTTTGGAAAGTTTTCTTGAGGGCAATTCCCATGCACGAGATGCTCTTAAAGCATCTTGTGAAGCTGTTCTTGTCTATTGGGTCAAGGATAGTCGGCTTGGCTCAGGGATTAGCCCTGAGCTGAAGCCAGAGACGTTTCTTTCCTTTGGGGGAAAGAATTTTGTGGGGACTGTTCTCATGGAAATGAGAAGACGTCTTTGTGTTTAAATATTTTGAGTATTGCTATTA